TCCACAAGCGTTGAAACCATTTTGGTTATCAACTCGAACTACACTGTAAGTCTAAACGCAGACCAGAATTCCAATCCCGGCGGCAGCATTACTTTGACTGCTGGCGCTCTTGCATCTGGTTTTAATCTAGTCATCACATCAGATATTGAAAACCTGCAGCCAACTGATATTGTCAATCAGGGTGGGTTTTATCCTGATGTCATTGAAGATGCGCTGGACCGTGCAACGATTCAAATTCAGCAGTTGCAGGAAGCTGTCGACCGCTCGGCTAAATTGCCAATCACAAGCTCTGCTGATGCTGATGCTTTAGTGGCTGACATTGTTGCGCTTGCTGATAATCAAACAAATATTGATATTGTCGCTACCAATATTGAAAGCGTAAATACAGCAGCCACAAATATTGCTGCAATTATTGCTGCTCCTGATGAAGCAAGTGATGCTGCTGCAAGTGCATTGGCTGCTTCAGGATCTGCAACGGCGGCTGCTGCAAGTGAATCGGCAGCGGCTGCATCGGCTGCGGCGGCGGCTGCATCACTAGATAATTTTGATGATCGATATCTTGGCCCTAAATCAAGTGATCCTACCGTAGATAACGATGGCAATCCATTGGTTGTTGGTGCTTTGTATTACCGCACAACAACACCTATTGGAATGAAGGTTTACGACGGCTCACAATGGCTTGAAGCTTCTGCAGCATCACAAGCCGCACTTGTAACATATGAGTATGTTGCAACCGCTGGACAAACTACATTCTCTGGCGCTGATGCAAACAGTTTGACGCTTGCATATATTGCTGGCGGGTTGATAGTAAGCTTAAACGGCGTAGTGCTTAGACCGGGGAATGATTACACGGCAACAAACGGTACAAGCATTGTTTTGTCAGTTGCTGCATCTTTAAATGATGAATTAAATGCATATGCTTTTTCAAGCTTTAATATTGCCAATACCTACACGCAAGCGCAAATAGATGCGGCTTTATCTTTAAAAGCAAATGCAAGCGCAACCGTTAATTTGACTGGCGCACAGACTATTTCAGGCGGTAAGCGCGGAACAATCACAGCATTGACTGACGGCGCAACGATCACTGCTGACTTTGCGACGAGCAATAACTTCAGCGTGACGCTAGGTGGCAACCGGACACTAGCGAATCCAAGTAACCAGACGGCTGGCCAGAGCGGCGCGATCACGATCACGCAGGACGGCACCGGCAGCAGGACGCTGGCTTATGGCAGCAACTGGAAATTTAGCAATGGGTCTGCGCCGGTACTGACCACGACTGCGAATGCCGTCGATGTGCTGGTCTACTTTGTCGAGAGCAGCAGCCGCATTACTGCTCGCCTTGTGAGTGATGTCAAATGATTGACGCACTGCCATTACTGCTTGGCCCCGAGGGCTACCAGATCAGCCGCAGCGTTCGCTTTCGGTCAAGCGCAAGCGCAACTTTTACGCGGACTCCAAGCGTCGATGGGAACCGCAAGAAGTGGACATGGAGCGCGTGGGTAAAACGTGGTTCGCTAGGATCGCTTGGGCACTTAATGTCCTGCACATCTCAATCCGGCAATGACGGCATCGCCGCCATCTATTTTTCTGGCGATCAACTTGTCACTTACTACGACACAAACACCACAAACCCAGCTGGTGCAGTAGGGCCAGCGGTATACCGCGATCCGTCTGCTTGGTATCACATTGTGTGGGCGGTTGATGCCGCAAATTCAATTCACTATGTGTACGTCAATAATGTATTGGTTTCGACTGACACATCCAAGTACCCAGTGAACTATGACTACGCGATGAATAGAGCTGGGTATGTCCAGAACATGGGGGCGCAAGCATGGGGGCCGACTAACTACTTCGACGGCTACCTAACCGAAGTCAACTTCATCGACGGTCAAGCCCTGACCCCTTCGTCATTCGGTGAAACCGATGCAGTAACTGGCGTCTGGAAGCCGAAGAAGTACACCGGCACATACGGCACGAACGGTTTCTATCTGAACTTCTCCGACAACAGCAGCAACACCGCCACCACCATTGGCAAAGACTCCAGCGGTAACGGCAACAACTGGACACCGAACAACATCAGCGTGACTGCTGGCGTGACGTATGACTCGTACAGAGACGTACCTACACAATGGGCTGACGGTATTGGAGGCAGAGGGAACTATGCGACTGGAAATCCGCTAGCTGTCAACTTAACTACAAACGCATCGGCAACCCTTACTAACGGCAATTTATTCATAAACAATGGTTCAGCAAACTACTCTGGATTCTCCTCAACTATTGGAATTCCAACATCGGGTAAGTGGGCGTGGAAATTTAAGGTAACGGGGTCTATCAGCGCAACCAATGATGGAACGATTGGGTTTGCTTGCAATAGCGCGGGGAATCCAGTTACAGGCGCAGCTAATGCGGCAGCGGCAAATTGGTACACAACAGTTCAAGTTCAATACATTACATCACGCGGTGTTGTTCATAACTATGCTGGCGCTGGTGTTGTAACTGATTATGCTGGTGTTGGGTTAAGCGGAACAACTGGTGATGAGTATGAGTTTTTAATTGATAGAGATGCTGGCACAACTATCGTTAAACTCAATGGGTCGACCATAGCGACCGTGACAGGACTTCCATCAACACAGGTTCTGTTTCCATATGGTTCGTTTTATCAAACTGGCGGACATTTTATATTTGACTACACGCCAAGCGATACCAGCTACAAGCCACTGAACACGCTGAACCTGCCAGCGCCGACTATCCTGAAGGGCAATCAGTATTTTGATGCGCTGACATGGACTGGTGACGGAACTGCAAACCGCAATATCACCGGCCTGAACTTTCAACCTGATCTGGTATGGGAAAAAGCCAGAGCAAACGTCGCATCAGTTGCTCGTGATAATCAGTTGATTGATGCCGTTCGGGGCGCTGGAAACACGCTGTCATCAAACCGCACAGATGCTGAAGATACGTCGCAGGGATACGGCAACGACGGTACTGTGTCAGCGTTTCTCTCCAACGGGTTCACTGTTGATCTTGGTGGTGCCAATGTAAACTTCAGCAGCACCCCCTATGTAGCGTGGAACTGGAAAGAAGGCGCAACGCAGGGCTTCGACATTGTGACGTATACAGAAGCAGCAGGTGCTAACACCATTCCGCACAACCTTGGTGTAACTCCAAAGATGTTCATTACCAAGCGACGCGATGGAGCAGAAAACTGGATTGTTTGGTTTACTGGTTTTGCCTCAACGGAAGCTCTTTATCTGAATAGCACCGCCGCAAAAGGCGCGTCTGGAAGTGCGTGGATATCTTTGAATTCATCCAACGTCGTTGTTACAAGCGGTCAATGGACTGGCACTGGATCGAAGGTCGCCTACCTGTTCGCCGAAGTCGCAGGCTTTTCCAAGTTCGGAAGCTACACAGGCAACGCGTCTGCTGACGGGCCGTTTGTGTTCTGTGGGTTTAGACCGAAGTACATTTTGATTAAGTCAACCGCGACAGTGAACTCATGGCATATCGCAGACACAAGTCGCAGCCAATACAACCAAGCTGTCGAAACTGTTTGGGCCAACGAGTCTTCTGTTGAAAGCACTAGTTCAACGCAGGCAATCGACATTCTTTCAAACGGCTTCAAGATCAGAAATTCCACCAGTGAGATGAACAACTCTGGAACGTCTATGATCTTCGCAGCCTTCGCCGAAAACCCATTCAAGAACGCTCTTGCGAGGTAACCCATGTTTCTGCTGAACGGACAACCGCTGCCACTGGATACGCCATTTAAGGATGCCGCCGGTAATTCGTACCCAGCCAACTGGCTGCGGCTCACTACGATCCAAGAAAAAAACGCTATCGGTATTACCGAGGTTTCTGACCCGGAGCCACAAGTTAATGAAGGAGAAGGTCAATGACAAGGTCAAGAGATTTAGCTGATTTTGCAGATTCAGCAGCTAATGCTGAAGGCGCGCGTCCGTTAATTTTATACACAGCACAAACAGCTTCAGGCACTTCTGTTGACTTCAATGATATTCCGTCTGGGGCAAAGCGGATTACAGTGATGTTTAGTAATTTAAGTACAAATGGTACAAGTCTACCGTTAGTTCAAATTGGTGACGCCGGCGGTATTGAAGATACTGGGTACATTTCCACATCATCATCTATACCAAATGGTTCTTCACCAAACACTTCTGGCAGCACCGCCGGCTTTGCTATACGTTCGACCCAAGCATCAAACATAATAAGCGGTCACATGGTAATTACATTTGTAGGTAGTAATTTGTGGGTAAGTTCTCACGCGCTTAAACAAGATACTGCCGCCACAATGACGGGCGCTGGAGAAAAAACTTTAAGTGATACGTTAACTCGTCTTCGCATTACAACAACCAACGGCACGGATACCTTCGACTCCGGCACTATCAATATTATGGTGGAGGTATGATGCAGGATTGGCTGACTAACCTTGGCGTCGGCATCGCTGCTGCTGGAGCTGGTGCCTACGGTATGTACCAGAAGATCATGGCTGACAGCCGCAGCAACAAGGCCGCTGATGTTACTGACGCTGCGTGGCAGCAGGTCATCACGACCCTGCGCGAGGAAGTCACACGCCTGTCTGATAGGCTGGCTGCTGTCGAGGAACAGAACCGCAAGTGCGAGGAGATGAACGATGCCTTGCGCGAGGAATTGATTGCCATGAAAAAGCAGTTGCATCTCTTTTAATATGTGGACCCGTTAACTCTACTTGCTGCTGCCAATGCTGCTGTCGCTGCCGTAAAAAAAGGCTGTCAGTTATACAAGGACATAAAGGGGGCAGCCGGGGAGGTCAAGGATGTACTGGATGATCTGAAGACTCAGTTCGGGAAGATCAAGAACCCGACCAACGCCCAGAAGATTCAGTACAACGAGGAGGTTGCAAGGGTACAGGAGATTGGCAAGGCTGACCCGAATGATGTGTTTATCCAGATTGGTAATGATCTGGGTGCATTGATGGATGAGTACGACAAGATCGGCAAGGTGTTTATCCAGCAGGAGGCAGAGGCACAGCAGGTTTATACCGGCACGGAGAGCATAGGCAAACGTGCGTTGATGCGCGTCATCATCCGGTCAAGGTTGGATGCAATGCTGGCAGAGTTACGCGAGACAATGGTTTATAAAGCGCCACCTGAATTGGGTGCATTGTGGACTAAGTACGAAGCAATGTGGAAGCAGATCGTTATTGAGCAGGACGAAGCGCATAAGCGTGAAACTGCAAAGATGCAGATAGAGGCGGCAAGACAGCGCAGACTGGCTAGAAAAAGGAAAGAAGAAGCGGTATGGGTTGGAGCAATCCTTTTCGTCGTGGCGTGGTACGTCGGAACCATGCTCCTGCTTCGAACGAGTCAGACGTACCGTGGTCTTTACTCATCGCCGTGGTGGTCTTGTGTTTTGTGTTAGTCATTGCTTTGCCTGTAATGGGTGTGATGTACATGGATATGAACAATGCGTTGCGTCGAGCTGAAGAAGAAACACGCAAAATGAAAGACCTTAGAATAAAAGTTGTCCGTGAACTGAGGGGTGAAGAATGATTACGATGCAACAGTTCAAGCAGTTGGTGCCAAACACTAAGTACCCACAGCAATGGTACGACGCGCTGTTTGGCAGGCAGGTCGAGCTTGTCGGCAAGTCATTGCTTGAAGACTACGAGATCAATACACCGAAGCGCATCGCTGCGTTCATGGCGCAGTGTGGCCATGAGTCTGGCGGATTCGTATGGCTGACAGAAAACCTAAACTACAGCGCTGCTGGCTTACTAAAAACTTTTGATAAGTATTTTAAAGATCAAGCAACCGCCAACGCTTATGCCCGGCAACCAGACAAAATTGCAAACAAGGTCTATGCCAATCGCATGGGCAATGGCCCGGAGTCTTCAGGAGATGGTGCTCGGTACAAGGGCCGCGGTCTAATCCAAGTCACTGGCAAAGATAATTATTTCTGGTTTGCATCATCTCTTGGAATCACGCCAGAGGAAGCGTCTGAGTACATGCAGACATTTGAAGGCGCGGCACAAAGTGCTTGCTGGTACTGGGAGCAAACAAGCCTGAATAAGCTGGCTGATGCCGGCGACATTTTGACTATGACCAAACGAATTAATGGAGGCACCATTGGACTTGAAGACCGTAAGAAACATTACGCTCATGCTCTGCATGTGCTGGGCGGCTAGTGCTTGCAGTGATCGGTTTAGGTATCCTTGCCAAGACCCAAAGAACTGGGAGACTACAGAATGCAAACCACCTATTTGCACTGCAACCGGCACTTGTCCTGAAGACGTTACTCAACCTGAAAAGGTAAAGCCATGATCTTGAAAGCCACAGAAGAACAACTGAATTCTCTACTGAAGTTCACAATCGGGATTACTTTCTGCTTAATCTTGGTCATCATGGCAGGTCTGTCGATGTACTCGGTGGTGTTTGTCACCCAGCCAATGTCGGGCATGGCTCCGGCAGATAAGAATTTTTTCCTGCTGTTGTCGGATATGTCCAAGTACATACTCGGCGCGCTGGCAACCCTCATTGCCGTCAAGGGTAAAGATGCTTTCGTGCCGCCGCCCGGCATCTCAACCGCTGCTGATTTTAAAGATGCAACACCACCCAAGCCTGCGCCCGTTGTGACCACTACAGTGACCACAGTACGCAGCGAGGGAGATCCTGTTGCCGCTGGCTACGCTGGCAAACCTGCGCCTATTCAACCACCCCACCCGGAGAGAGATGAATGAAAACCTTAATCGCGATTCTGGCCTTTGTGCCATTGGTTTTGTTTGCTGCTGAAACTAAAAAGGTTTGCCACAAGGAAAAGCAAAAGGGCAAAGAGGTCGAAGTTTGCAAGATGGTGAAGATGCATAAGAAATTGGACGGCACCAAGGTTCCGCCAAAATGAACATCGCCTACACTGCGCTGGCCGTCATGATTGCTGCCGGGGCGGCTGGCGCTTATGGGTACATGCAAGGGGAAGAGTCTGGCCGCTTGCAGGTTCAATCAAAATGGGATGCTGAACGTGCGGAGCTTGAGACTATTCACGCCCGTGATCAGCAGATTGCACGGGAGCGAGAGAAGCTAATGCAGCAGACCGCAGACCGATTGAGACAGGAGAAGGATCTTGAAATTCGGAATCTTAATGCTCGCTCTACTGCCCTTGCTAACAGCCTGCGGGACCGCCCGAGTCGCACCACCAACACGATCAGTACCGTGCCCAGTACCACCAGTGCTGGATGCACCCCCACAGTATGTACTGGAGCAGGACTTTCTAAAGAGGATGGAGAATTTCTTGCAAGGGAAGCTGCCAGAGGAGCAGAAGCCGTCACCCTCCTCAAGCAATGCCGCGCCCAGTACGAATCCTTAATGCCTAAGTAACGAGCAACGAGCTCTGTCGATGGCTCCTCCGGCCTGAACAGTCGACAGACGCTTTTGCCCCCGGTGTGTGCCGGGGGCTTTTTTTACTCCGGCACAAACAGCCGGTCTTTTTCATAATCAATAACATCAGCCAAGCGGTACCGGACTTGAGAATTTCGTCCGTCGCCCATCTTGATATAGGAAGGTCCGGTGTCAAGGTACCGCCACTTTCGCAGGGTACCAACCTGAACCTTCCACCGCTCGGCCAGCTCTTTAGGCGTCAGCAGGTTGCTCATTCTTTTCCTCCTGAATGATTTCCCCGGTCGCGCCATCGATCACCTCGTCGGAGCCCATAGAAGCCTTCAGGCGGCTCATTGGGTTTTCTTGGGCCTCTGGCATTGGCGTGATGTTGATCGTCTCTTTGCGCTCGATCTGAGAGAATCCTGAAGCTTCCAAGTCGCTGGCCATTACCTGATCCGTATCTGCGCTAGACGGCAGGCGCTTGGCCATCCGGCGGATAACGGTTTTCTTGGCCATCTCATCCCACCAGTCTGCCCATGGTCCAAACTTACCAGCTCGGCTGGATGCCCGGACCTTCTCGACATCGGACACGCTCATGACCTCGCGGTAAATCGCGCCGTCCTTGGTCTTGGCCACGGCATACACAGCGATGGGCTTGCCGCGCTCGTCGCCCAAAAACGGCTTGTGTATGATTGACTCGTTATCGCCCAGCTCGTACTCAAAGAAGTCTTTGTCATAGACTACGTTTGCGCTGATGCTGGCCAGCTCGCCACTGTTGCGGATCTTTTTGAGAATGCCGCCGACCATTGGCATGTATTGCACAACCTTGCCGCGGTCTTTGGTGTTGAAGATAACCGGCGCAGACTCGCGGCCATCGAGCAGCAGGCCATCCTGAGCTGCTTTCATGCAGGCAGCAAACAGACTGCGGCGATCAGCGGCCAACAGTTCCGGATTCATTTGAATGGCCGTCACTGCTGTGCGCACAAACTTGCCAACGGCAATTTGCGGCGGCAATGCTGCGCTAAATTCTTTCTCCATCTTTTGCAACGCACCGCGGACTTGTTCCATTGGTGTAATTTCTTTTGAGATTTCTGTGCTCATTTTATTTCTCCTTTTTTGGGTAGAACCTAAAGTTACGGTAGCCTTTGCGGCCACCTACATATTGACCCACAAGCTCTGGCGTAACGAAAGTGCCAAGGCTGTCTTTCACATTGCCACAGGATATGGTGCCGAATTTGCTGATTACTTTTGATACTGGTCCGATGCGTTCAAGAATGTGAGCCCTTAAACCATTAGCTTTTATTTCCCATTGTGCTGCTTGCTTATGTGCTTCGTGATATTCAGCGATCAATGACTCAACGCTTTCGTCGCTGGTAACATCGGCCACCATGTTTTCGATTGCCTGATTATGCAATTGCTTGATGATGAACTCAGCATCTTTTTCATAGTCCGGTGTCGGCGGCAGGTTTGATTCGATGCGTTTCCAAAACACGCTGACACGATTGCGCAGATCCTGACCAATTGCACGGTCACGCCTGCGGTAGATCACTTTTAATTCATTACCACCGACCAGCGCAACAATGGCACCCCATTCAAGATCGGCTACTTCAAGCTGGTGCTGAAGCTGCAGCTCAATGTGCTGCGGTGCTTCGATGTTACCTTCGCCGTCATCAATCCAGTTGCGCGCATATTGCAGGCCGTCGACGTTTTTAATTTCGAGCAGGCCGGGACCGTACTGGCTTTCTTTAATCTTGAAGTCAAAGCTGGAGCCAATGCAGATTTCTGGGTCACGCATGTACACATTCATATGCTCGATCTGCCAGCCGTGATCTTCGGCTGCGCCCTGAGCAATGGTCGCTTCAAGCCGGGTGCCCCATGTCATGCGCTCGTTGGCCTCAATGCTTACGACTTTGCCTTCACGTTTTTGATGGAACAGCTCGAACTCGGTAAGGTAAGGCGACAGCCCGTATAAGGCTGACACTTCGGTGCTGGTGATGTCGCGCATGCGCTGGGTCAGCCATTGCTGCTTGTCGACAATCTCAATAGTTTCTCTCATAGGTAAGCCTCCACAAGTGCCGGCACAATCAGTGCGCCGAGTAACAATAAGCTGATGTACAGCAACGGATGTGCGTCAATGAATCTGTCGAGTGCTGCGATCATTAGTCATCTCCCAGTGCGTAGTAAATGGTTTCTTCGATGTCATCTTTGCCGGGCCCATCAAGCTTGCGCTCGAGCCATTCGGCATAACGGCCACGGCGGTCCAGCACATGCCATTCGGATTCGCTACGGCCACCGTCGCGAGCAAACCAAAGGACGCCAATCTTGCAAGGGATGCCGGCTACGCGGGTGTCGATCTCAGCGATATAGCGAGTCATATGACCTCCACGATTGACAGTTTGTCGGCGGAGTCTGCATAGATAGCAAGCTCAAATACTGAGCCTTTGACATCGACGATGCGGATAACTTTGTAATACGACTTGGTGCTGCCTGCGATATCTCTGGCGCTGGATATTTCCAGTGATTCGACATTGAAGATATATGAATTCATTTTTGTGCCTCCGTGTGGATTAGTGTGTACAGATTATATTGAATCGTTGACCCGGCGTCAACATTAAATTAACTCCCGCAGTAATGCGAATACTCCGGGAGTATTTGTTTAATCATCAAGTGCCGGGCGGCAAAGGCCGCGCTCGATCAGGTCGACGGCAGTGCGGCCAAACCAGCCCTGAAGCTGCCAGCACAAGCCGGTGTCGATCAGGTGCTGCCAAGCTTTCAAACGATCCTCTGGATCGTCGACGGGTATCCATCCTTCGGCAATACCTACTGCGTCGCTGTCATAGTTGATCATGGTTGTTTCCTAAAAAGGTGCTGCTGGTAATGTGGATAAGTCAATCTTGGGTTTACGTTTGCGCGGTACTTTGCGGGTGATGTGCGGGTAATCTGGCTTGACCCAGACCCACCGCACCACTACGCCGTCATCATCAAGGATGCCGTACTGAATCATGATTAGAAGTTGTGGTCATAGAATTTGACGGGCTCGTCAGCCAGCTCATAGCGCCGGCCAAACTTGTCTTTCCAGCCGCGCTTACCAAGGCGAATGCGGATGACTGGTGCTGATTCGTCGCTGGTGATAAACCATTCCTGATCACGATCATTAATGCAGATGGCTGAAAAACCGCCGGGCACAAATTCCAGCTTTACCGATGGGTCGCGCTCGGCATGCATTTCGCGGATCTCGAGAGTGATGTCGCTGACACGGCGAACAACTTCAAATGGATTGATGTCGCTCCAGCCAATATGATTTGCGTATTGCATGTTTATCTCCTGATTAGATTGCGGTGTTGTAAGGGGCCAGCCACAAAAATTGGTGGCTCAATTCCAATGTGATCCAATTTGCAACTGCACCGCTTGAATCAATGGCGGCTTTTGGAAACCAAGCTGAACTGCAATTACCGCGGACAAGGATTGCTTTTTCTGTCTCACGAACAACCAGCACGGTTGTTTCTTCGCCGGTTCCAAGAGTGAGGTTGATGATGTTTTCCATGTTTATTTCCTTGGTTGCGACACAGAAATTGCGTCGATGTGTGGATCTTAAGTCAACAGCATTTGCGGCGTCAAGCGTTTTTTTGCGTAGATGATCGTAGATAATAATTTGAAAATAAAAGAATGGCTTTTCAGGCCCGTTGCTTTCGTGTCATCATGCGGCCATGGACAAATTACACATATCCCCTCCCGAACTGGTCATCAATCTTTTTGGTGGCGTCCGCCCTCTGGGCCGGCTATTGCAGATTGATCCCGCGGCCATCACCCGCTGGCGCAAGCGTGGCGTAATCCCGACTTCATCCCAGAGAAAGCTGCTCGAAGTGGCGTGGGAAAAGGGGTTGGAGCTGGATGCGCACGACATAATCTTTGGGCGTCAGCAGTGACTGAGATCCGCCTGATGTGGCCTGCTGCAGCGCTGTCGCCAAATGCAAGAATGCACTGGGCCATCAAAGCGCGCGCCGTAAAAAAGTATCGGCACGACTGCTTTTTTGAGGCCAAGGCGCAGGCACCCAAATGGATTAGACCACCCGGTAAGCTGACGTTGGAGGTCGAGTTTTACCCGCCGCAGCGCCGGGCGTATGATCGGGACAATTTGCTGGCGCGCATGAAGTCAGGCATTGATGGCGTTGCCGATGGACTGGGCATCAATGACAAAGAATTTACGACGATGGTCGTAAAGGTGGCCGACCAGTTGGGCGGCTTTGTGATGTTGAGAATTACTGGAGAAGATGATGCCGAAAAAAATCAAAGACCTGATGGTCAAGGTTGATGAGTACACCAATGCCAAGGGTGAAAAAAAAGCGCGCTGGCAGAACGTGGGCGCTGAAATGGAATCTGATGATGGCAGTAAATACCTTTTGCTCGAGCGCTGGTTTAACCCGGCTGGCGTCCCGGATCTTTCCGGCAAAGGCGCAAAGTCCATCATGCTATGGCGATTTGATGTTAAGGACCGCGATGGATCAGGCCAGCCATCAAGTGCCCCGGCTGCGTCTGGTGCCGGCCAGCAGGCCAAAGATAATTTCAACGACGATATCCCATTCTGAGGTGACAGCATGCAAGAATTTATCAATATCCGCGGCTGGGCCCACCAGCGCAATCTGATTGCCGGCAGCACTCCGGAAAAGCAAATGGTCAAGCTGCTCGAGGAAGTGGGCGAGCTGGCTGCAGGCGTGGCCAGAAACAATGGCTCAAAGATCATGGACGGTATTGGCGACACGGTGGTGGTCCTAACCATTCTGGCCGAGCAGTACGGCGTCAAGATCGAGAGCTGCATTCAGATGGCCTATGACGAAATCAAGGACCGCAAAGGCAAGATGATCAACGGCGTGTTTGTGAAGGAAGCCGATTTGTAATTGGTAAAAGCGGATGTCGTTGTGCGACTCGCCGCCTGAAAAGGTCGCCGGTATTGCAGACGGACGCAGCGAGTAACCTGACAGCCGGGAAAGACCGGCATTTAACCAAGGGGAGCCATATGAAATACATCATCGCCATTTGGCTGGCAGCTACCGCAACAATGAGCTACGCAGCCTGTACCTACAACACCTATTGCAGCAACGGACAATGCGTCTACTGCACCACCTGCTGCTATGGCGGCAACTGCAATACGACCTGCAATTAATCGCATGACACCCCGGAAAGACGGGGATTTTTTTCGCTTAAAAAAAGCTTGACCGACTCATGTGTTTTGGATTTATAATCCAGCTACCACAAACACATGGAGCTAAAATGGAGTCCCCAAGAATTACAGCGGCCAGACAAGGCCAGCGGAAATATACCGGTAAGCCGTGCCCAAAGTGCGGATGCAATGAACGGTATGTCATCAATGCCGGGTGCGTAGACTGCACAAAAAAAGGATCGACCGCGGTCACTGACAAGGTCAGAGGGCTATTAGATCAGGCCGCAAAGGCGGGTGCGTAATGAACTATTACGAGCACCACATCGGGGATTATGCGCAGGCCACGGCCCACCTAACCTTCGTGGAGGATGCTGCTTACAGTCGCCTGATCAGGAAATATTACGCTGAGGAAAAGCCCTTACCCGCGGATCTGTCGGCGGTTCAGCGGTTGATTGGTGCCAGAACAAAGGAAGAAAAATCTGCGGTTGACAGCGTGTTGAAAGAATTTTTTTTCTTGGAAGAGGATGGGTGGCATAACAAGCGAGCAGATTTAGAAATCCTGCGGTATCGGGAGAAACGTAGTAAAGCTGCGGCATCTGCTAGGGTAAGGTGGGATAAAACGCAATGCGAATCTGATGCGAATGCAATGCGAACGCATACCGAACGCAATGCTCACCAGACACCAGACACCAGACACCATACACCAATAAAGAAAGATAAGACTATCGAAATGCCTGTTGGTGTTTTGGAAAGTACATGGCTGGACTTCCTTAAACATCGCAAAGCCAAGAAGGCACCGATAACAGCAACTGCCATGAAAGGCATTCAGCGTGAAGCAGACAAGGCAGGCATGAGTCTGGACGCTGCACTGCAGATCATGTGCGCACGAGGATGGACAGGCTTCAACGCGGAATGGGTAAAACCGGACCATGAAAAAAAACTGACACCGGCAGAGCAATCCCGCCGGGCGGCAGGTATCGCAATCTTTGGAAACTTGGAGGCACAGCGCAATGAACTCAGAACCATCAACCCGTCGTTTACCAGAACCTTGGATTCAGAAGATATTCGCGACGATGCAGGGCCACTACGGATCGAGGTGGATGAATATGTGGAGGATCGGTCAGACTTTATCTGACGGTCAGGACGCAGGCATCGTCAACGCTATGGACATCTGGGCCGAGAAGCTGGGCGGATATTACGAGTCGCCTGAAACAATCAAGCGAGCTCTCGAGAACCTGCCGGACGAGCCGCCGACGTTGCCTAAGTTTAAAGAAATGCTAAGGCAGGCATGGGTGCCACCGGGAACTTTGGCACTGGGCTACGAGTTTTCGAAAGAGGATTTAGCCAAGAACAAGGCGCGCATTGCCGAACTACTGTCGGGCATGAAGCAGAAAATGGAGATGCCTAAATGATCCGGCCAATGTACGAGAACAGCACAACGCTTGAAGCAGAGCGCAAAGCAATCACGCGATATGCCAAAGCATGGAATTACGATGTACGTAAATTGCCTATACGATATAACGTCGACTATGCAATGCTGAGTCAGTCAAGTATTACTGCATGGGCTGAGATCAAGTGTCGCAATGTCGATGTCAATCAATATCCGACACTGATGATTAGCGCTGAAAAAATATGGGCCGGTTTGAGGATGTCAGCAATTAGCAACATACCGTTCATTTTGATTATCGAATGGCTTGATGTACTCGGAGCGCTTGAAGTAAAAAAGGAACACACGCTTGATGTGCGTATTGCTGGCAGAAAAGATCGAGATGATTGGCAAGACATGGAGCCAATGATTTTTTTCCCAACAAACATTTTTGATTTTTCGAAAGGAAATTAAAATGGAAGATCTTAAAAAATTTGATCACAAAAAAATTGTGATGGTAAACACAGGCAAAGTTTTGATTGGTTGCGCATACCAGCCACCACCAGCAGGCTATGATGATGATGACGAATACGTTTGGCAAGCCGTCATGCTTAACGACAGAAACAGCGTTCGGTCAGCATTTGCTCCGGTCACTAATGTGCTGACGAGAATGCAAAAGATGTTTCGCATAGCATGAGCTGCGATCCAAACGCATGCCAAAAGGCAAATGCAAAACAAGGCATGGTAACTTTGGTTAATGGCAATCAGGTTTGCACATACTGCCCAAGATGGATGATTGAATGTGAAGCATCATTCATTCTTACATTCCCATTACAGGCACGAAGAGCAATGCTTGATGACAGAGAAAAGATCCGCGGCAAAGATTCAGTGGATCAATTGAGAAACGTGATGCGTGAAATACACGAGAAACGGAGAAAAGCTTATGACTCGGATCATTAGCATTATTGCGCTATGCATTTGCTTATCATCTTGTGCAGAAATTTATTTAGCCAATAAAAAATTTGCGGACAAAGATGGAAATCAAATTGCTTTGACTGATACATTGCCAAATGTATTTGAGGAAAATGATGAAATAATGAATTCACCATGCCTCAAACTACCGAAAGCTTATTACTACAAAAAGAATGAGTACATAGTAAATGGCTGCTGGTATTACGCTGATGAAAAAATTGTATTCATCGCATTCGACAACACTTCAAAAACATTTTTACCACAATGGACATTTCAAAATATACTAAAAAATTAATTTATGTTTACATGATATGCGTTGCAATTGGCAGCATGTACATGGTGTCGTTAATACAAAACGATAATCCAAACATGTTGCGATGTGACATTGCAGAAATTTCACCAGACTTTACAACAGAGCAGCGGCAAATATGCCGAGAAAAACGGAGAGTAAAAATTGAACGCGAAAAAAGCCAAGGGACTACGCAAGCTGATAAAACATGCACACAAGAATCTGAACGAACATGCGTTTAAAGAAATGGGAATAGGTTTGAGCGCAGCACAACTAACCGTGGCAGGTGATACGCAACGGGGACAATACCTCGCAATGAAGCGATGGATAAAAGGAGAATATAAAAAATGACCATCACACTAACACGCGAGGAAATGACCTACGAAGAATTTTGCACAACAAAATTTCTTTACACGCTAGGAACAGTTGGTGATTGGGGCGCACAACGAATGTTTCGCAATGAAAG